GTTACTCTCATGGGAACGATCTCAAAGGTTACTTTGAGTGAAGATAATGTATTAGAGGGTTCGATTGATCCAGAAATTGTGACAGAAATAAACGAGATTATGTTAGATGAACCAGACCCCGAAATTTCATAGGCCCTTCTCTCCTACTATCATGGAATCTACTGTTCCAGAACGATTTGTTAATATAATCAATGATTGTGTTGATCCTATTCTTAGTGATGATAAGAAGTCCATAGAATGGGATTGGTCACATAAACTGGTAGGTAAAGTTCATAAAGAAATCCAGATACCTATCTCAAATGAAGATGATATAATGTACACCAAAAATATTATGAAGACTGCCTGTCTATCTTATGTTGAGGAATTGATTAAAAGTAATACTGCCTACGGTTGGAAGAAGATTGCTGGCGATACAAAACCAACTATACAAAATATTCATCTAACACAGAGCTGGGTGGTCAGTCAGTATGCAGGCGAGTTTAATCCTTGGCATCATCACAATGGGAACTTCTCTGCTGTGATCTATCTTAAACTACCCCCTAAGATGCATGATGAGATTGTAGAGGATAACAAGGATCATTATCCAGCAAGTGGATTGATCGAATTTATGTTTGGTGAGAACCAAGAGTTTCGTAGTGACAATCTTAAATTTAAACCAGAAGTGGGTAAGTTGTTGGTGTTTCCATCATGGCTTAAACATTTCGTATATCCCTTTCAGAGCAAGGGTGAGAGAAGAAGTATGAGTTTTAATGCTCATATGTTTGTACAAGAGACTTGACAAACTTCTTTAAGCCTGGTATAGTAAGTAATAATAATGAACGTAGGATAAATTTATGATATTAGTTGATATGAGTCAAATTATGATGGCAAACATTATGATGCAAATGCACATGTCTAAAGGCGATGAGCCAGATGAAAGCATGGTAAGACATATGGTTCTAAATTCTCTACGTATGTATCGCACACGTTTTCTGTCTGAATTTGGTGAGATGGTTCTCTGCTTCGATTCTAAACATTACTGGAGGCGAGAATTTTTCCCAGAATATAAACATAGTCGTAGGAAGGGAAGAGCTACAGATGATAAGAATTGGGATGCTATTTTTGGATGCCTTAATATCATTAAAGATGAAGTTAAGACACATATGCCATACAAGTCAGTAGAGGTATATGGTGCAGAGGCAGATGATGTTATTGCTACATTATGTTCTGAATATGCAGAAGAAATTATGATACTATCTGGAGATAAAGATTTTATTCAGTTACAGAGGTTTCCTAATGTGAAGCAGTATAGTCCTATTACCAAAAAGATGATAAATGGTGAAGACCCTGTTAGATACATAAAAGAACATGTATTCAAAGGTGATACCAGTGATGGTGTTCCTAATGTACTCTCGCCAGATAATACCTTCACTGATGGTCTACGACAGAAACCAATGACTAAGAAAAAGATTGCAGCTTGGATAGATCATGATTTTGAGGACGTTGCACCTAATGATGAAGTGAAACGAAACTATCAAAGAAATCGTAAGTTGATTGATTTGAGTTTCGCTCCAAAAGAGCTATCTAGCGAGATACTAGATACATATAGGGACTCACCATCAGGAGATCGTAGTCAATTACTAAATTATTTTATAAAAAAGAGGTTAAGTATCCTCACTGAATCGATAGGAGAATTCTAGATGTCAGAAAATTACACACCGCTTTATTCGGAAATTTTGAGTAAGCTTTCAAAGATTAAATCAAAGAAGGATAAGGTATCACATTTGCAAAATTATAATGATGCTTCACTTAGGATGATCATTAAATCTTCTTTTGACCCTAAAATTAAATGGTCACTACCAGAGGGCGAAGTTCCATATAGGAAGAATGATGCACCAGAAGGTACAGAACATTCTAACCTAGCATATGAGGCACGTAAATTGTTTCATTATATTGAAGGTGGGAACCCGAAACTTACTCAAAATAAACGTGAATCCATGTTTATTCAATTACTAGAAGCACTACATCCAGATGAAGCAGATATTCTTATTGCTGCAAAAGATAAAATTCTACATCGTATGTATAAGGGCTTGTCTGAGAATGTGGTAAAAGAGGCATTTAATTGGAATGATCAGTTTATGGTTATTGAGGATGCTGGTTATGATCAATTGCCGGGGCCTGCCAATGGATAAGTGGATTTGCCCTGATTGCGGTCATGTGCATGAAGGTGACGAATTACCCACCGAAGAATGTCCAATTTGTGGTTGTCCAGCAGAAGAATACGAAAAAGAATAGAACTTTATAGCGAATTGCCTTGACAATCTCTATCATGTGTGTTATAGTATATTATAAACTGAGAAAACACACAGAAAGTTAATGTTATGATGAATTTTGAAGAAGTTGCCCAACGAGTCGAAGCAATGCGTCAACAGGTTGAAGCAATGGATGACATGGAACGTGATGAGAACGGTATGACCAAAGAAGGTGCTTTTGAATTCAACGGTCAGGTTCAGGCCCTGTTTGTGGCTCTGGATACGTTTGAGGATGCAATGGTGCAAGCAAAAAAAGTATGATTCTTAATATCACAGGTTCTTGCAAATCGACTAGGAAACTAGTTGATTCTGCTGCATGGAGTTATGCAGAGAGATTGATAGGCAAAAGGTTGTTAAATACCTTATACATCGATATCAAATTGATAAGAAATTTGACTGATAAAGAAGGGATGGAAGGTTCTTGCATCTGGGATGAATGGGAATCAAAATCTACCCCACGTTCTTACACTATCGAGCTAGACTCTAGTGTGTCTCTTAGAAATATATTAATTAGTCTTGCACACGAAATGGTACACGTGAAACAGTGGATTACTGGTGAAATGTACGAATATGAAGAACCTAATAAGGTTAGGTTTATGAAAAAGAAAGTGGATACCTCTAAGCTAAACTATTTTGATTATCCTTGGGAAATAGAGGCGTTTGGTCGCCAGCTGGGATTGTTCGTAAGAATGTGTGAAGATGACTGTATTGCAGACCGTGAAGATATGATGGAGATAGCATAGTGTGTTATATTTGCAACAAATTAAGCCTTGACAATCTGTTTAAAGTATGTTAGCATAGCTATAATAGAGAGTTAACAACAAAGAGTATATATTATGAAAATTTCAAAAACAAAAATGGTTAAAGATATCACGAACACGGCCTGGAAAAATCTAGGTACTGCAAAACGTGGAGAAATCGCAGAAGAGTATGCAAAAATTGTACTACGTTCAACCTATTCAGAGGAAATGAAGGTAGAACTTCTTGCTTCACTGTCTCGCTTCGGTTGGAGTCTTACTGCCCTTGCTAAAGAAGGTTTTGGATATAACACTGCCTCTGGTGGTAAGTGGAAAGACAATGCTGGAAAACTAAATGAAGAAAATAAAGGTACTTTTTGGGTATATTCTTAAAAAGGGACTTTACAAAATAGTATATATAGTGTACTATACTAATAATTCATCAGCAATAATGCACAAGGTGAATTGTGGTTTTATCAACAGGACGGCTTAATTGCAAAAATATCCACTGATAAGACAGTCATAACGATAAGGAGATCAAAAATGACACAGACGGCAATTGATATTCAGTATCAACAAACTGAAATTTCCCCATATAGAACACCACAAATGGATTTAGATTTGTGGAAACAAACAGACAAGGATAATTACAATCTTGCAATGACATTAGTACAGGATAAAAATCCTACTGGTATTAATTGGAATGGTACTGCTGATACTTGGGAATTATTTTGCGACAGGGATGATACAGTTCCAGTAGTAACTCTGCAAAAAGATATGCATGCTCAAAGACCCATAAATTTTGAATCATTACTTAATATGATTAAGAGGGCCGGAGGTGTTTTCGATCATGCACAGGCAAGTTCAATTGATGTTGCATATAGAGAAGATGGTTCTTCAAATGTTTGGGATCATTGGCATACAACAATGTTTGCGTTTATCGCTGGTGTTTCACATTTGCGTGTTTCAAAACTTATTCATATTCAAAAAACTTTAGAAGAGTGTAGAGCTGAGGAGAGAAATAAGTTTGAGGGTAGAAATGTTTTTAGTCTTAAAACTAATGCTGGTCAAGCACATGAATTCAAGGTTAAGAGAATACTAACAGAAAATGCTGATGAGGCGGCATATGATGCAGATGTAGCAGTAGATAAAATATTTTCTAAGTTAAATTTGACTACAACTGGTAGTAAGACCTCTTACACTAAGGTTGTTGGGATTGCAAAGATTAAGGAAGCTCGTAGGATGTGGCAGAAACATCTGAAGAATAATCCTAAGGCTGATAAACAGTTAGAAAATATTCTGAAGATGTGGACTGTTGTATTTCCAAATGAGAAAATTGATGCAACATTAACGGAAGCATTATCTTTTGCGATGATTAACTTTACTCATGTAGAAACTTTTCAGTTACCAAAACTCGAGTTATTTTTTACTGCACAAAAGGGAGGTGATTTTCCAAAGATGAGTAGTTATGGTGCAGAAGCAATAAAGATGAAGCATAAGAGTAAAGAATCTCTTGCATTATTTCTAGTGTATAAGTGGAATGATTGGATGTTTAATTCTGGTAATTCTTCTAAAAGACCCATCACAATAAAAGTCGCAGAGGCTGCATTTGCTGATTCTTTTCCTAAGACTTTTATAAATTCTGTTTGGGTACAAACAACACAGACAGTTGATGTTACTTGTCCTACTTGCAGTACTACTTGGGAGGAAAAAATCAAAATATGATTTTTATGATTGGTGGAATCCCCACATCGGGAAAATCTACATTAATGCGTAGTATAATTGAGGAGTTGGGTTCACTTGAGGATTGTGAACCCATGCCTCTTTTTCGTTGTCAGTCTCATGGTGATATTTTAGTGGTTGGTAGATACCCGAAGGGAGAAACCTTTGGAGGAACCGACAAAATTTCCTATGGAGCAATTCCTAAATTCAGAGACTTCATTAGACAAGAAGAATCTAAGTGGAAAAATATACTCATAGAGGGAGATCGTTTTGTAAGAGAGAAAGACATCTCTTGGATTTTGGCCAACTATACCGATTCACGTATATACATATTAAAAGTACCGTTAGAGGTTGAGAAACAACGACATATTGACAGGGGAGATAGTCAATCAGAGCAGTGGTTGTCTACACGAAGAGGTCTCATCAGAAACTTAGAAACGAATATGATGTTGATGGGCGATTTACTTATACGTAACACAACCGTTGATAATGTAAAACAAGAAATCTTAAAGGAACTTCTCTATACAGAAGTGACTTGACATTTGTGTATATATCGGGTATAGTATAAGAACATTAACAACAAAGGAGTATTTTTATTATGATTGTAGGATTAACTATTATAGGTGGTATTGTGGTAGCAAACACACTTATCTGGACATGGGGACTTTTATTCTAGTGAATATATTTTATCTAGATAGGAGTCCTGTCGTTGCAGCTCAAATGATGTGCGACAAACATGTTGTCAAGATGATCCTCGAATCTGCTCAAATGTTATCTACTGCTCATCGTGTATGCAACGGTGATGACTATGCAGATTCAGCAGGATTGTACAAGATGGCTCATAAGAATCATCCAAGTACAATATGGGTACGTTCTAGTCCAGATCATTATGCGTGGTTATATAATCATATGCTCGCACTCATGCAAGAATACACATTCAGATACGGTAAACACCATGCGACAGAGCGATTGATTGAACCCCTTCGCCTTGCTCCTACTAAACTTTCTTTAGAGGAATGGGTTGAATTTGTAGACCCACCACAGTGTATGCCTGAAGAATGTAAGCAAGATGATACTGTGCTTGCTTACCAAACTTACTATATAGTAGAGAAGTCAGGTTTTGCAACTTGGAAGAAACGATCAATCCCTAAGTGGTGGAAGGATAGTTCCGATGAAAAGACGAGAAGGTTATTGGGATTACATGGGCAGGAAGTTGCGAGAGGACAAGTCTAATATGAGTCCTATGCAAATTGACATGGCTGGACTTACAGAAGCACACTATAAAGTACTAAGTCATCTTAAAGAAGTCACTGAACACAATTCTGAGCTGATCAAAAAGATTGAAAGACTGGGTGGTGATCCTAAACAAATGGAGTTTAATTTTTAATGCCAACATATACGTTTTACGATGAAAAATCTGGAATAGAGTGGGATGACTTTCTCTCTATGGCAGATAGAGAAAAGTTTCTAAAAGAAAATCAACACATAACTCAAGTCATTGTACCAGTTGCAATAGTCGGCGATCACCTGATGGGTGTTGGGCCAAAAACTGATGAGGGGTTTAAGGAGAATATGCAACGTATTAGTGCGGCACATCCAGGCAGTCCTCTAGCAGATAAATTTGGTGGTAGTACTCAATCACACCAAGAGATTAAGACTAGGAATGCTATAGATAAACATAGAAAAGTTGTAGAACGATCAGGTTTCTCTGCAAGTAGAAAAAAAACATTATAGGAATTATTATGGCTAAAAAAGGCAATAAAGAAATAAATATCTCGAATTTAGTTACAGTTAAACCAATCACAGATAATCAAAAAGTGGTTTTCGAAACTTGGAAGAAAAATAAGAACCAATTTCTATTTGGTGCAGCTGGTACAGGTAAGACATTTTGTGCGTTGTATCTTGCAATGCAGTCTGTCTTGGATTTAAAGACTAGTTATGAAAAAGTTGTTTTGGTTAGGTCGCTTATTCCTACACGTGAGATAGGTTTCCTGCCTGGGGATGAAGAAGATAAGGCTGCTCTCTATCAAGTTCCATATCAGAACATGGTGCAGTTCATGTTCGAACAACCTAACGAGCAATCATTCAGTAATCTGTATGACCGCCTCAAGGGACAAGGAACACTCTTTTTTCTTTCGACTTCTTTTCTAAGGGGACTAACTTTAGATAATGCTATCATTATAGTGGATGAGTGTCAGAATATGAACTTCCATGAACTGGATACTATCACGACTAGGGTGGGCCAAGACTCAAAGATTATGTATTGTGGTGACTTTGATCAGTCTGATCTACAGAGAACCAATGAGAAGAATGGCCTACATGATTTTCTACGTATCCTAGAAGAGATGGAAGAATTTAATTGTACAGAGTTTACAATAGGTGATATTGTACGTTCTGGTTTTGTTAGAAACTATTTGATCAACAAGATCAAACTTGGAATAGGGATGGATTAATCAAATGAATATGGAAAAATTACAAGAGGAGCTAGAAAATGATGAAGGAGTCAAGTATGAAATATATAATGATCATCTTGGTTATCCTACTTTTGGCATCGGGCATCTCATATTGGATTCTGACCCCGAATATGGAAGTGATACAGGAACCGAAGTTAGTGAAGATCGAGTCAAAGAAGCGTTTGCCTCAGACGTTGTGGGAGTTGTGTCTGACTGCGAAACCCTCTACC